ATGAATTTGTCAAGGAGACCAAGAAGTCTGAAAAGATCGCCAAGGTGATGGCGATGATCTTCGACTACATTGTCGAGTCTGAACATGGCAAGAAGTCCGAGTTCCTCGACAAGTTCAAGAGTGACACCGGCTTGGGCGGCGATCGTCTCAAGCAACTCTACAAGGAGTTCGGCAAGCTGATGATGGAGTTCTCGGAGTACGATCCATCACACAGCATTCTGAATCTGATTCGTGATCGCATTGGAGGAGTTGAGACTCCTTCCAAGAAATCCTCTCTGTTGCTTAGCTCCCTGAAGACGGCTGATTACTACCACACCACTCCAGGTTCGAGCACAGCACCAGCTGCTCCCGGTCAGGAAGAAGAGATTCCTGTGGTGAATCCCAATGGGGCACCTCAGAATACACCACCTCCAGGAAGTGAAGGAGCTCCTCCCACACCTGGTCAACCTCAAGAGCGCAAGGAGCGGGTGACCGTTCCTCCAGATCTTCCAAATCAGATCTTGCACACAAGTTTGAACGCTTCAAAACAGGAGAAACCCATCATGGCCGCAACTTCAACAACTACTCGTCAAGAGTTGCTCAAGAAAATCGCGAATCGCAAGAAGGCGAGAACAGCCACTGCGGCACCCAAGCAGCACAAGTTGGTTCTCCTTGCGAAGAATGAACCCATGGAAGTGAAGTCAGCCCTTACGGAACTGGCCAATGTTTTCGGCTCGCTTCGTGCTTCCTTCCTCAACATGAGAGACAATCTCAATCTCTCCGATCCACCGAAGACAGCGAGTCCGACCGAGAAGAAGGCAGCAGCCTCCAAGTTCGCTGCCGGCCTGAAGAAGCTGGCTGAGGAAGAGCCGGAGCAGTTCGGCGAGGCCTTGAGCGAAGTGTATGGACTCCTGGATGAAGCCGCTGGCGCCATCGAGAACCTGGCCGAAAACTCTGGTGTGGAAATTCACACCGAGGAAGAGCCGGGCATGGGCATGGAAGAAGAGCACATCGAAGAAGAGCCTGCGCTGCCACCGCCACCTGTCGAAGAGGAGCCTATCGAGGATGAAGTCAAGGAAGCCTCTGGCTCCGACAACTACTGGATGGGCAACGATGATCCTTCGAAGAAGTTCGGTTCGAAGCTCACTCGTGCTCGTCCTGTCAGGAAGTAGGAAGTTGGTCAGTTGTGGAAGACAACAACCGTGACAAGGATCTAGAACTGAAGTTTGCTGCTCTGGAAGCTACCTTTCAGTCATGGCAGAAGATGTCAGACGAAGGGAAGGTGGCTGTCCTCGAAACCACGTTTGAAACCTGGCAGAAGGGTCATGACGATAAGCATGTTCTAGAACAGAAGGCTGTTGAGCTTGCATACCACGCCATCGAAGGAAAGATGGTCGAGCTGAACGACGTTCGGCATCGGTTCGTTGACAAGGAATGGTATGAGGCCAACCATGGGAAGATGGAAGTAAGAATTACCGGCCTTGAGCAAAGTCGGGTAGAAAAGACTGGTTCGATAAAGTCCATGGAGCACTGGAAGCAAAAGTTGCTGTCCTGGATGAATGGCGCTGGAAGACTATTGGAATGGTGCTTGCGTCTTGCTTCCTCGCTTCAGGCGTCGGTGGGCTTATCGGATGGGCGATAACCGTGTACTACATGCACAAGTAAGTGCACATTTCCCTTTCTACCTTCTACCGAAGTATTATAGATATCGGGTAGGAGGTGAGTAACCCAAATGGTTGCTGGAGTTTACTGGATTCTCAATCTGGTAAATGGTAAGGTCTACATAGGTTCCTCTGTAGACGTGGAAAATCGTCTTCAAAATCACAAGAAGGACTTGATAGCGGGTAAACACAGAAATCCTTATCTGCAAAGAGCTTGGAACAAGCAATCAGATTTTTGGGATTTTGAGATTCTAGAAGAAGTTGAAGACGAACTCTGGTTGAGAGCCAGAGAGTCCGCTTGGATACTTAGATTACAGTCCCATCTGAGAGACACTGGGTACAACGCAGCACAAAATGGATGGGATGGAGGTACATGGCCAGGGCAAGTAGAGGCCTGCAGAGCGGCTGGGAAGAAGCGTGCTCAATCGCAAAAATTCAAGGACGACATCAAAGTTAGAAGAGTGGGAAAGAAGCATTCCGATTCTGCGATTGTCAAACTGAGAAGAGCCTGGGTAAGAAGGAAAGCTGATAAGGACTACTACAAGTTCACTGCCGAAGATACAGCTAAAGGCATACAGAGTGCTGCAAAAGAGTTAAGAGAAAATTGGCAAGATCCTGAATGGAAATCTAAAATCACAACAAAAATGAAATCAGCATGGACTCCTGAACGCCGTAAGGCTCAGGCTGAAAGAGCTAGGAAACAAATTCTCTCAAATCCTAATCGCATGTCAGAAATTGGTATGAAGGGAGCTGCTGTTCTTTGGCAGAAGGAGGGTTAAGTACCATGGAATCATCACCTTACATGGACGCCGTTACCGCACAAAGATCTCTTCTCCTTTCTGAGGACCAATCGCTGGAAGGGATTACAACTATTTCATTGGAAACTCAGGCGGATTTGTCTGAGAATGACATCTTCACCTATGTGGAAGAAAACTTCACCGAGTTCCTCAGGATCATCCGTTACCTTTCCAAAGAAGATCAAGAACTTCTCCTCAGCTACTATCTCCTCTCCAAGACACAGAACACGCTGGCGGTCATCCACCGCACAACACAGACTCTGTGTTCGTTTCTGATCCGGAAGGCGGTAGAACGAGTGGGCACTTTCATCCTGCTGGGACCTCCCACTCAGGAAGCGATGAAGGGCATTTTGGAGAAGGAAGGACTTGAGTCCACTTTGCTCGAGAATATGGAGATGTCGAAGGCGATCGAACTTTACGAGAAGACCAAAAGTTTTCAGATTGTCGCTGACGTATTCCACTTGCATCGCCCTGATGTGCGTCGAGCTATACGTCGCGCTGCTCAAGTTCTGGAGCAGTCTGAGAATCGACAAGGCAAGGCCCTGGGTGCCTATCTACAAGGTCTCATTGAGAAGGCGAGTGCGTCTGGGATGGGATACAGCAGACGGAAACTATCAAAGCAGGGACACATTCAACTCCGGGATCCGGACATCCTAGGAGAGTTTTGCATTGATGTTTCTGATCCAGATTTCGAGCGCAGCGTTTTTGTATCTAGGGCAAACCGATAGCAGGAATACTTCTCCAGCATAAAGAGACTTTCGTACTCCTTTCTTAGAGGAGTCCGAAAATGGATCGATTTCGGTATAGCAGTCATGGTTTGGGCGGAAGTCGACAGGTGAGTGAACAACCCTCTTCTGCTCCTACTGAACATCATTTCAAGACAGCATCCATAACCCCAGAACTCCGCCAAAAGATAAAGGAGATGGGGCTGATTCGTGTGGCTGGAAATGCATACAGGTGCGTATCAACAAAAAACTTTTGGAAAGTACAGGGAGGAAAGATTATACGACTGTCTGTTGATGAAGTTGACAACGGAGAGTCAATAGCTGGAGCACCAGCGGATTCACCTGGTAACTTTCTGAGTCAAATCTTAGGAGATCTCACGTTCTGATGAATGATTGGTCAAATTGCGGGGTTTACAGGATACTAAACACTTTGAACCAAAAAGTGTACATAGGAAGCAGTGCCGATTTATCAAAGAGATGCCAGGAACACTTCGGAGAGTTGAAAACAAACAAGCATTACAACCCCAAACTTCAGAATGCCTTCAATAAGTATGGAGAATCCGTTTTTGAATTCGACGTGATTATTTACTGTCCTACAGAGCAACTTCTGGAGAAAGAACAGCTAGCCATTGATGCTTTCGATGCTGTTCATAGTGGGTACAACATCGCTCTTCAAGCAGGTGCTCCTATGCGTGGGAGAACTTCCTCAGAATCCACAAAGCAGAAGCTGCGTGTAGCAATGACAGGAAGGTTCGTTTCTGAGGATACACGAGAGAAACACAGGGTCAGTAGTACCGGCAGGACTCATTCAAATTTCACAAGAGCTCTATTTTGTGCTCAGAGGAAGGGAAAAACTCCTTCTGTCAATTACGATTTACTTGCTGTAAGAATGGAAAGTTTATGGAGAGATCCAGACTACAGAGAAAACTCTTCTTCAGCCATTAGAGCAGGTGTAACTGATGAAACTCGTCGAAAGCACAGAGAATCCTCCAAGGGAAGGGTAGTTTCACAAGAAGAGCGT